ATTGTATCTTTTACTATCCGTCAGATAGTGAAGTACCGATGTGATAAAAAAGATAAGGAGTAGGAAGGAGGAAGTTATAATGAGCGATATAGATCTTGTTTTTTATGCCTGTTCACTTGTTGTGATTGCGTCGAATCTTGTTTATTTTTTCGTCGGGATCCGAAAGGTTTCGGAGGGGCACTCACGGCTTCTCGTAGTTCTTCCATTATTTCATATTGTGTTCTGGTTAATTTGGATATCTCGTTGGACAGGTAAGTAAATGTATCAATAATTGAATTAGATAATGCTTTCCGATTTTCTTCGATTTTGTCAGTTGAATGGAGCGATTTCAAATAGATTTCTACTTGAGATACTATTTCTTGAGTTCTATCTGCCAACAATGAAGAGAAAGCAAGTCTATAGAGTTTTTCGATATCGTAACGATTGAGATTATCATTTTCAAGTTTAGCAATTAAACGAGAAGATAATTCACTATTTTGTTCTACGAATTCAATGATTGTACCTTTTCTATACTCTAAAATTTCATGTTGTTTTTCCAATGATTTTATTTTGAGGTCGTGTCTATTGTTTATGACAGAAATCAAGATACTTATAAATGGAGTGACGATTGCTGCGAAAGCTGTAGCGACTATGCTTATTAGAGTTATCAAATTTTGAGGTATTTCCATTATGTTTCTCCAATCGTTTTATTTTGATTATACCATATTTGAAAGGGGGTGAGGAGAAATAAAATGAGACCAAGAAAATATCCGTACAAACAAAAACCACCCTTTCCTTCGACAAAAAGAGTGGGAAAAGCAATCAGAGAGCTTGAAGCGCTGAAAGAGCACTATCTTAGCTTGCCTGATGAGTTGAAACCTAGGGCAAAAGCGCTAGTCGGTGAACAATCATACTACGTTACTGATTATGACCTTGAGATTGTTTCATTCGAACTAAGACTTCGTTTTCGTGAGCTGCTAACATTCTTCGAACAATGTCCTTAACTTCACGGACTTTTACTGGCTCGAAAGTATGATTGTCATCACGAACTAGCTCAATGAGTTCATCAATCATTGCATCAATAAAAGGGCTATTTGCCATAACATCACCTCCTTTCTAGCTTTATTATAGCAGAATTGCGAGGAACAAATAGAAAAATAAGGAGGTAGGAACGTGCAAGGAGAACGTTTAAAAAAATGGCGTGAGACAGAGAAAATGTCTCAAGAGGAACTGGCAGAGAAGTCAAATGTTTCTCGAACAACAATACATCTGATTGAATCAGGTCAGTCGTCAACAGTAAAAATTAGAACACTTCAAAAATTAGCAGTAGTTTTTAATAAGCAAGTAAAAGATTTTTTTTAAAATAAATGTTTAACAAATTAAACAAACAAAAGAAAGGAACATCATGAACAACGCAGCGCAAAAAGTAACACGGATTGACAAAGATGCCTGGGAGATCGCTACGGAGCTGGCGAACGAGTACGGCGTATCTATTTGTCACATCATCAGCGAGAGCGTCCGCTACTGTGCAGAGAATGCCGAATTTAAGGAGATGGACGTTGTCGTTAAACGGTTGGTAGTCGGCAGTAAGGTGCTGAAGTAGGAGGGGAAAATGAGAGAAATCATACTCAGTGCCATAGTATCATCAATAATTTCAATACTGATGATGACTATTCAAATAAAGATGATAAAAAAATGGCTTGCCGATTTTTTCGACAAGCAAGATGAATGGTTAAAAACACATTTTGAAAATTTAGTCAAAAGATTGTTTTTATAAACAGACATTATAGAAATCTTCGCCTAAAGGTGTAATATCTATAATCCCTTTTGCTACATGTAATTTTTCGTTGTTTTTAGCATTGATATACGATGTTTTATAAGCTGTGACTAAAGGGTTGCTTTCAAGTAATGTGTATTTTTCTTTTTTCGAAAGCCAAGTTATGAAATCAACTTTAATCAAACCTAATCTTTCAAGGTTTGTAATAGAGGAAGCATTTCTATCAAAATCAAACATTGAATTATCAAGTGACGATTCTATTTCACCATCATGAGGAATAAAAATTAGTGGTTTTAAAAGGCTCTGACCCCCTGTTTCGAATTCCAGCAAATACTTAGCGACAGGACATCGTTTTCTTTGAGCAAATAAACTTCAAATTCCTAGCATCTAAAGGACTGAGCTGTTTAATAATTTCAACAAAAGAATGATGCAATAACGAACTTTTTGAAGAATCAAATGATGCCGCTAATAGTGATGCAAAAATTTCTCGTATATCTTCTTCCTCGATATAAAATTTTGATGCTTCCAATGCAGGTCCTAATATACTCATTTTAGGTTCTTGTATATTTTCTACAGGTATTTGTTCGACTTTCTCAGTTAGTGATTCAATGTACTTCTCATTATCATATTTACGTTTTTCATTTTTTCGTAATAGGAAACTATCAAGAGAACCAAAAACATATTTCCATGCTTCATTAAAAGTGTTAGCAGGAGCCTCAGCTCCCTTTGTAGCCATAGTTGTTGCAAACGCAGTTAAGATTGTAGGTAACAAATCAGCCATAATACACCTCGTGTTTTTATTTTAATTATACCAAATTTAGAAAGGAATTTTATGAACGAAATTTTTAATTTTCACGGACAGGAAGTCCGTACAGTGATGTTTGACGATGAGCCGTGGTTCGTTGGGAAAGATATAGCAGAGATTCTTGGATATGTAAATTCAAGAGATGCTCTGGCAAAACACGTTGATGAAGATGATAAGCTGACGTCGCAAATCGCGACGGCAGGTCAGATGAGAAATCAGACAGTTATCAACGAATCAGGTCTCTACTCTCTCATCCTATCCAGCAAGTTGCCTCAAGCTAAGGAGTTCAAGCGCTGGGTGACCTCAGAAGTCTTGCCAGCTATTCGTAAGCAGGGCGGATTTATCCGCGAGGATTTGGATGAGGATGCCTTTATTGCTCTATTCACTGGCCAGAAGAAATTGCGTGAGCAACAGGCTACCATGCTGGAAGATATCGACTACCTCAAGAGTGAGCAACCGATTCATCCAAGCCATGCTCAGTTGCTCCTGAAGAAGCGTAAGGTTAGGGTTGTGGCATGCCTAGGTGGTATCGATAGTCCAGCTTATGCGGATAAGACTTTCGCTCAGTCAGTCTTTAGACAAGCTGAGATTGACTTTAAAGAACACTTCAATATTAGTCGCTATGACCTGCTACCCAAGAAGCATGTGGACGCTGCTATAGATTACTGGTTGACGTGGGAACCAAGCACCAATACCAAGATGAAGATTATGGAACTGAACGCATTTAGTCAAGCGTAGGGGTAGGCATGGAAGATAAAATCATCGAACTTGCTGATTACTTCATCAGCGAATCCACAACGTACAGAGAAGCTAAAATAGCGTGTGAGAAGCTATTGAAACAAGTCAGCCATGAGATTGAACTCAGGGCCATGGAAAGTAAAACAGTTTGACAACAACGCAAAAAAAGCCTGACGGAAATCAGGCGCACACTTAAATTATTAAAACCATTATATCACAAAAATGCTTGCCCGCATAGTTGAGAGGATGTAAAAAATGGAAGGTATAACGCTACAATTACGATTGGATGGCGAAAGTGCTGAATTGTTCACGAATCAATTATTGGCCTTTGCTGAAAAGCAGGTCAAGGAGCAGTTAGAGAATGATCGCATGCCAATCAATCAACAGGCTTTGATGAAGAAGTTTGGCTTCACTCATGGCTATATTAAGAAGTTAGAACGTAAAGGATTAAGATTTCGTAAGCAAGGGAAAGATATTATGTACGATATCAATGATGTTTATGAGATTTTAGAGTTAGAAAAAGAAGTACGAAAATTAAGAGCATAAGGAGATAAAAATGTTTGAACCACCGATTTTAGACCAGTTAATGGGCGTTGGAGCCCTGCTGATTGGATTTGCAGGGGCTTGCCGTCATATCAAATTGCAGGAACAACGAGAGGAAGAAGAGAGACGAGAAGAGCAAGAATTTGCGTCTATGATTATCCAAGGCTATAACCATGCATACGAACGTGGTAGAGAGGACAAATGGCAAGAAATTCGCAAGAATATTCGCAGAGAGTTCAAAGGATTCACATATGACAACGAACCGCCTGTAGGTTTACGACCAGAACCTCTAGCCTTGCCAGAACCTAAAATGCACATTTTGAAGTGAGGAGGTCAGGAAATGGAAGAATTGATTGAATGGCTGGATAACCTGACTATGATTGTTAAAGAACTGAAAGGAAGGGAATCAGCTTCAAGACATTTTATTACGATTTGGGAAAATGATTACAAAAATCTATTACTAGTCAAAGAATACATAACTGACTATGAGAAATTAACAAAGGACTATGAAAAAATTGTTAAGGACTTTGAAAAACTGACAAAGGACTATCATGATGTGGTCTCTCAAAATCGTCTGATCAAGCTTGAAAAACTAGAGTTAGAAGGCAGGTACATCTATGAGGATATGCGGATGAAATACCGTGCGAATCGTAGGAAGTGGGGGGCTCGGTATGTCTGAAATCAAGTGGATAAAAATCACAACGGATATTTTTGACGATGAAAAGATTTGCCTGATTGATGCCTTGCCTGATCCTGATGCCATCTTAGTGATATGGTTTAAGATTTTGACACTTGCTGGAAAACATAACAGTAATGGTTTGTTGATGATGACTGATAAGGTTCACTATACAGATGAAATGTTAGCTACTATTTTTCGTAGACCATTGAATACAGTAAGAATGGCTATTGGAGTTTTTGAACAGTTTGGGATGATTGAGATTATCGATGGTATCATTAGCTTGCCAAATTGGGAAAAACATCAAAACGTTGACGGAATGGAGAAAATCAAGGAACAGACACGCAACCGTGTAGCCAAATACCGTAAAAAACAGAAAAATCTTGCTCTTGGTAACGTTACAGGTAACGTTACAGTAACGCATGGTAACGCACTAGATAAAGAATTAGATAAAGAATTAGATAAAGAATTAGATAAAGATATAGAGATAAATAATAATAAGGTGATGATTAGTTCCAGCCTCTCTGAAAATTTGAAACATAGCGGAATCCATCTAACTGATAAGTCACATCAACAGTTACTTGATTATGTAGGACTTGATGGAATGAGCTTTGATATGTTGAACCGTGCAGTAGAGAAAACTTCCGGATCACACAAACCAAGTTTCAATTATCTAATTGCCATTCTTGAAAATTGGAAAAAGAAGGGTTTCACAACAATTGAACAGGTAGATGAGGACGACCGTAAATATAAAGAGAGTAAGAACTACAACCGCTCAGGACAAGCAAAATCCAACGTTCCTGAATGGTCTCAACCTAACTATGTGAATACCACGAGCGAGGAGGATAAGAAAGAGCTGGAAAAACGGAAACGTGAATTACTTGAAAGGCTTGAGAACAGAGGTGGCTGATGTTTATTTTAAAGCATGGGACAAGAGAGGATAAGCCTTTTCTGATGTCCGCTGTTATCGGTGTGACTGGCTTGGACATTTCATGTTCTGAGGAGAAGAAAGCCATGCGGTTTGTTTCTCGTGGGGCAGCCGTACAGGTTGGTAAGGCATTGAGGGGTTCCTTTGGGAACTTTTACCCCGTCGAGGTGGAGTGATGTTAAATCTTTACTTCGTCTACAACGGGCACCGCAAGTTTTTCCTTGGAAGTTTTAACAATGTGGATGAGCTTATCGAACGGATGAAAGACCATCAATGGGCTTTCTCAGGCATTACCAGACCAAGATTCAAAAAATATATCGGAAAAGACGATGTGAGGTTTGATTATGGTGCGGTAGATTGCTATTACTTAGCAACAAAATCAACGTGCCGCGAACCACGTTAAAAGCGAGCTAGAATATGCGTCAGACTTGGACGAATGACGTATAAAGAATTTGCTAGCTCTTGTGTCTTTGAGCCATGAGGGGCAAGAGCTGGATTTTTTAAAAACAAGTTGGAGGAAGCGAAGATGATGGAAGATTTAAAGAAAAAAGTTAATGCAGTATACAACTGGACGGTAGAAGACGGGAAGCCGAAACCTCCCAAGCAAGATTTACCACAAGCAGTGAAAGACCGAGCGGACTATTTCTGGGAAATGACAGAAGATGGCATGACGTTTATGGGAGTGATGGAATGTATCTTCGCTGATGAAAAGCCTACAGACTATGATTTGGGAGCTACCAAGGATTGGTTACCAAAATCTAAGGAGTTTGATGATTGGGTTGGCTATTCGCCAAGCATGGCTCAGGTAGTTATTGCAGTTTATTTGATTTATGGAGGAAACTAAGATGAATAAGCAGGAATTGAATAAACCAGTCAAAATACCGCAGTTTGTGGCAGATTGGATTGAGGTTTGTAAAGAACATTTAACAACTAGTCTATATACTGCTATGAATCCAAACTTTATGAAAGAAAACAACCAAAGTTTCGATTTAATATTATGGATTAAAAAGACGAGCAACCAAGACCTCTTCGCCCGAGCTTGGCTGGACGGCTACGAGGTCGAGAAAGAGAAGTGGTATGTTGTGAAAGTAAAAGGGAATATCAAAGAAAATATGTTGGTATATGGAGAATTTGTGGAAAGGTATTTCTTTACAAAAAGTTCTAGTTTATACAATATTATATATTACCACACTCGCAAAGAACTAGAAGAAGCTGGTTTCGGCTGGGTGTTCGATTGCCCAGGAATTGAGATTGAGGAGGTGGAGTGATGAGTTATGATTTGGAAATCTTAGCGAAAATAGAAAACGGAGATTATATTCGTATCGCTGAACCTAGATATAGTTCTCCGACCTACAATCTCGGGAAGATGTTTAGAATTGCTATGGATTGGGATTTCGACCAAGGCACAATTTACAATGTTGCTGATATTTTTGAAAATATTCAACGTGGCATAACTGAATTGGAAAGGCAACCTGAAAAATATGTACAATATGAACCTGCAAATAAATGGGGAACAGTTAGCGATGCATTGGAGGTTTTAAAGTCACTGAAAGAGTGTATTTTAGAACAAGATATTGATACGAAATATTTATATATGAGGTGGTAACATGACACGACCAAACAGATACCCTTACACACGAAGTCAGTGGCGAGTTCTTTATAAATTTAACCATGAAACCCGTCAGAGAGAACCGTACTTATTAAATGATCTTACATTTAAAACAAAGGAGGTGGAGTGATGGAACATATACGAATACTAGACGCTTGTTGTGGCAGTCGTATGTTTTGGTTTGATAAAAATGAGAGTCATACAACTTTCATGGACATCAGACAAGAAAAATTTGAAATACATGGGAAAAAGGTAAACGTAAACCCTGACGTTGTCGGAGATTTTCGTGATATGCCATTCGATGATGAAACATTTAATCTAGTAGTATTTGATCCACCACATTTGAAATGGGCAGGTCAAAACTCAATTATGCGATCACAATATGGCCAGTTGGATAAAGTTACCTGGTCGGAAGATTTAGCCAAGGGTTTTGAAGAATGTATGAGGGTTCTAAAAGTTGGAGGTACTCTAGTTTTTAAATGGTCTGATTGTCAAATCAATGTTAAAGAAGTTCTTAAATCTGTACCTTTTAAACCATTGTTTGGGCAACAAAGAGGTACTACGCATTGGATGACGTTTATGAAATTTGAGGAGGCAACAGATTGAAACGAAAAAGCATATCTAAAACCATTAGACAAAAAGTTTTGGATAAGTATGGCGGTCATTGTGCATATTGTGGCAAGGTTTTGGACTTGAAAACTTTGAGAGTGGATCATTTGCATCCTCATTATCGAGGCGGAGAAGATAGTTTTGATAACTACATGCCAGCTTGCTATCAATGCAATTTCTACAAATCTACTCTTCTGTTAGATGAATTCAGAGAGCAGATGTCTACCTTGCACGAAAGAATCAGCAAGCCATTTATAGCAAGACTTGGGTTAGATTAT